CCATGTTCCCGGTCATACGCCTTGACATCGACGGAATAATCCCCTTCCTTTGCTTTGCTGTCATACTTTTTTGCCGCGTCAACGGTCTTGAACGTGTCATAATAGAACGCCGTTTCGGAATACGCGGAACGGATCTTCTTTGCCTGTATCCACTTTGCAAGCTCTTCCGTTGCTTCACGTTCAATGCCGTTCGGATTCATGTCTTCCATTGTGGAAGAATTGTCCTGACGCGCGATCTTCGCGTCCTGCATTGCTCTATTGTACGCTTTTACAGCAGCATCGTACCGCACATCGAAATCATCGTCCGACAGCACGACAAGCTCACCCACACCTGCCGGAAGTTTCGGAAGGATCGAATACCGGGCAATCTTGGATTGTGCCTGTGCCATCTCACGCCGCGCTTGCTCTGCTTTCTTTCTGTTCCCCTTTGCAACAGAATCGCGCGGAGAAATCTCACCCTGCGGTTCGGACGCGATCAATCGCTCCCATTCGGGGAGCTTCTCGTTATAATCCTTGTACAGAACAGGCGGCACGGGCGTGGTCTGCTCCTGATCCCACTCCTTGCCCGTCATGCTCCGCTGCCAATTCTGCACGGTGCTTGCGTTCAGCTTCGCTTGTTCATACGCCTTCTGCTGCTGAACGTACTGCGTCGCAAACTCTACCGCGTCGGCTTTGTTCGCGCCCTGCTGAAGCGCATACGACATTGCCTGTTCGTACTGCGTCGGCTGTTTTCTCGGCGCGTCCCCGGTATCGGTCATCTGCTGATTCCATTGATTCCTGTCGCGCACCTGATTCCGCAGCGCGTTCCGTTCGCGCTGTGCCGCCATCGCTTCTGCCTGTGCCTGCTGCTGCGCAAGCAACGCGTCCTGTTGCGCTCTCTGTCTTGCGCGGATCGTAGCGTTCGCCATGCGGACAGCTTCGGTTTCCGTCTGTGCTTCCTCGACCTTGCGGAGCTGTTGATTGTAGGTGTCGTATGCCTTCGCCAGCGCGTCATTTCGGGCGGTTTCCATGCCGCTGAAAAGTTTCCCTTCACGCCCTGCAAGACCGACGTTTTGCAAGCCACGCCGCGCCTGACGCTGCTGTGCAAGGATGCTGTTCTGCGCGTTCGCGCGGCTCTGCGCGTTGAGGAGCTTGTAGCGTTCTGCCTTGGCTGCAAGCTCCTTGACCTGTGCATTCGTCAGGTACTTCTTGTACCGTTCAATGACTTCATTATTCATGCTTATCTCCTGTTTGTAGTGATCGCGTATCTGTACTGTAGTCCAAGGATGGACAGCCCTTCGCGGATCGCGTTGTTCTCGATCCGTGTTCCAATCGAATCAAAGTTCTTGAACCGCTTCCGAATAGGAATGACCACGCTCGGCTCGTCGGAATCCGTGAATATCTGCTCGACGAACCATGAACCCTTGTCCGTCGTGACCGTGATGCTTGCGCTGCTCTGCTCATGCGGACGCAGTATAATCACGCCGCCGTCGTTCAGCATGGTCTTTTTGAAATCCAGCGTGGACAGATGATCGCGTTTGGTTACATAGTGCGCGTGAATCTCGTAGCCGTTATCGTAGGGATGCCATTTGTGCCACTTGGTCGAGCCGTTGATAAACTCCGCGCCGTCGCTCCATCTCTTTGGATTGTCCCAATCGGTGTTGAACACGCAGAGCCGACCGTCCTGTGTGCCGAAGAACAGATAGTCATCCGTTGCGAACAGCACTCGTGCAGGAATATTGTCCCATGGGAACCACTCGTAGATCCTCTGCCTGTCGTTCGTTCCCGGCGGCAGGGATTGATATCGCGCGTCCGCTACCCAGCAATGCCCCGTGACAGGATTTGCGATGATGTAGTAGTCCTTATAGGTTTCGGCTACAAGGTCAGACGATGCTTCCGGCTTCAGCACCTTGTCGATGAAGAAGCTCCTGTTCGGTACGGTTCTCTCGTTCGATGTAGCCGTTCCGACGATTGCGAACACTCCATCCTTCGACAGGAACAGCGGTTCATCTTTCAGCGTCTTCAGACAATACTTGGAGATCGCGCCCTGCCCCTGCGCACCCTGCTGAACCGGGAACAGGATGTCGTTGTCATCGGTCAGAATAGCCGACCGCATGTAGATGGTGCTGTCCTGATTGTTATCCTCTTTGATCACCGCCAGCTCGGTGCCGTAGTGCAGGTAACCTTGTATCGCGGTCATGTCGGAGCCGATCTTCGTCCAGCCGTTTGCCGGGAAATACGTAGGATCGTCCACGCCACTCATGAAATCCATGTTCTTGTAATTCGGATTTCCTGCGAACCAAAACCGATTATTATTGAAATACCCGAATCTTGTGACGATGGTACTCTTCTCGATGTACGCTCTGTCCCTGCCGACCGCGAACGTGGTGCTTGTGCTTTGCGGCGTGAAGGTAACCCTGATGTTCACTTTATCGGAAGCGTCGGGCATGGTACTGAATTCGATGCTCGTTGCAAACACGCCTTCCGTTTCATCGTCCGCTTGCGTGACCGTGTAGTATGCCGCCGGGGTATCGATCCATACCTCGGCGTAGTACGTGCCGTTCAAATCGGGGACATCGTGTCCGTTCACGTTGGAGCATTTCGTCTTCAAGAGCTGCTCGACCTTGTTGACCGTGCAGTTATTTTGATTCAGGTAGTAGGTATCGTGGATACCGTCGGATGTGAACGTATTGATCTGCTTCGGATTCAGAAGGTTTCGGTCATCGTATTTTTCAGGAGCAACCCACCAGCCGGGATTATCTTCCGATCCGGGCGTGTTTGTTCCGTCCGCATTAAGTTCGTCGTACTCGTAGTGACCGTTGATGCCTGTGGTCGGCACGTATCCTTCGACCTCGTCCGCGACGAACGCTTCGATATACGTGGTTGACGCGCTCTCTCCATAAGGAATAAATTCTTCCGTGGTGTCCGTACCTTTGACGATCATGACCTTGGTGATGAGATCGCTCGTCGTACTAACCCACACATCGTTCTCCGCATCGATTGTGAAGGTTATCTTCTGCCTGTCATCCAAAGCATAATACGTGCTGTCACCTGCTCCTGTCGGATCAAGCAGCATCGCCATCGGATGCTCTTCACCGTTCGGGAAATATGCGGTATATGTCCCTGCCGCAAGCGTGACCTTGCTCGTCTTGTAGGTAAGACCGCCTTCCTCGTCTGTGGTTACAACAAGCACGATGTTCGCGGTATCGAAGGTAAGGTCTTCGCTCTGTGCATACGGTGTGCTGCTGCCGTTGAAAAGAAGATACCATCCTGTCGGTGACAGCCCTGTCAGCGTGACATCATGCTCGTATGGAACCGCAGGATACCCAAGGTCGATATCGCCAAGCGTGGCTCCGTTGGTCAGCTTGCTGCTCGATTCGCATGCGGATACTCTGTACCCCAACGGGCTTTTGCTGTTGCGGTTCGTCAGTTTCATGCGCAGCTTGACGCTCTGCACCTTTGTCGTGTCGATGCCTGTCAGGTCGAACGTTGCCGCGATCCGATACCGCTTCTCGACCTCGACCACGCTCTTGACCTTTTCCGTGACAGGCGTTTCCGTCCGCGACAGCGAATACTTGATCTCGTTATTTGTATTGTCCTCATGCTCGGAATAGGTATGCGACCACGCCGTAGGACTTGCGTTCGTGTACTCCGTCCGCGTCCTGCGATCCTGCCAATACCCTTTATAGACCGATGATGCTGTCAGCAAATACTCTTTCATGCGAGTGTACCGTCCGCTTGTATTACTCCGCTATATTGCGTGGATGTATCTAAAAGGTTCTCGACCCCTGCGTACTTCGGCGCGATCTTGTAGTATTTCTTGCCGTCGAGCAGATACAGATTGCCGTCATGCTCAAACGCGACCGACCGCGTATTCGACAGCTCCAAGGTCGTGCCGTTCTTGTCCTTGATGAGCTGATACGATGTACTCAATACACCGTTCGATGCAGGATGCGCGACATTGACGATGTAGTCATTGAGGATCTTCGCGTCCTCTTCGGTGACCTTGCCGTCACCGTTGATGTCCATGTTCTTGACTTGCCATGCGTCAAGGTTCTCAACGTTCCCGGCAATGTAGTCCTCGATCAGACGCACATCGTCCAAGGTCGGCACATCGCCTTCGTATTGGAAATACGGTGCGTCTTGCCCCGTAACATGCCGCCAGCTATTCGCCATGAGGACGGAATACAGCCGCGTCCCTGCGTGTATGAAAAGAGTACCGTTGCCCGGCGCGAAGCTGATGTAGTGAATGCCGTTGATGGGAAGCCGCGTCGGATCACTCGGTGAAACTTGGAAGGTTTTCAGGATATGCCATCCCGGACGCTTCTGTAACACGCCGTCCGCGCCGATGTACATGTTCAGCAGGTCACTTGCGTGGTCTTCAGAAATGACAGCAGGGGACGCGGAATAGTCCACGCCCCTGAAGGTTTGATACGTCTTTACATCGGTTACAGCCATACTGCTCCCCCTGCTCTGTGTTTTGCGTCCTCGTACATGCTCTGATAACGAAGCGCACGTTCCGTGTCGAGATCTTGCTCGGCATACTTCCACTCGATGCCATACGGCAGAACATACCGAAGCATAAACATGTTGTACGTCACGTCGTCGGTCAACGCCGTCACGGCCGGGATCTCCGTCAGCAGCGGTTTTCCGTCGCGCTCACGGCTATTCTGCTCTGCTTCAAAGCAATCCGCGAGAAGCGTGTTCATCCACGTCAGCAGGTGCGGTACCGCCGTTTCCTCGTCCTCGATATGTTCGTATTCCCCGGCAAGAGCCGTGCGGATAATGTCGTGTACGGTCATGGTGTTCTCCTTATAGTTCGATGCTCACAAAAGATAGATAGTGTGCGTGTTATTGACCACCGTTCGCGGGATAACCCGATGCGGAGTCGGTAGAATACAATGTGTTAGTGTTAGACCCGCCCGCTTCTATAATATACGTTCCCTTTCCGATGTATGCGCTCGTAACCATGAGAACGCTCTCACCATTAATGACCGCACCACCCGACAGCATCGCATCGTGAATCTCCGTCCATGTCTTATCAAGCGTACCCTCCGTGTCCGTCACCACGAGTGCGCCGCCGCCCGATGCGGGGGTCTGTGCTACCCATACTCCACTATCGTCAACGGCGAGGACTTTGCCTGCGTCGGATGCAGTTACGGCAGGCAGCTCGGTGGGTGCGGCTGGTGCGGCTTCGCCAACGGCTGCGCGGAATGCGTCGGACACCACAACCTCGACGGGTTCGATGCAGATGCTGACCACATCGTTATTCGACGTGGTCGAGATCGTAACCGCGCCGCCCGAATACGCGACGGTGTAATCACCGACATCAACCGACCCCTCGACCATCTTAAACAGTTCGCGGTGCGCTACCGCCGTGCCGTTTACGTCGAGGGTGATCAAAACGTTGCCGTCAACGGCATCACACGGAAGCGAAACGCTTGAACCGCTTGCTTTGATAACACCACTCACGACGGGATCAGCGACGCGAATGAAGTTCTCACCGTATTCAACGGTCATATCTTTTCTCATGAGAAATCTCCTTTCTAATGCAAGGGAGAGCATTGTACACTACTCTCCCTTGTTTTCGTTTCGTCAGGACGCGACCGTGACCGACTTGACATCGGACGGATACGCCTTGCTGGAATTGTACGTTACGGCTTTGATGACCGTACCGACAGGAGCTTCGGTCGAAGAGATCGTTGCGTCTGCAACAAGCGTCTTTGCGCTTGCGCTGTAGCGCGGATCGGAACCGTCGGTCGTGTACTTGACGGTATCGCCGCTGTTCAGGTCGAACACACGCGCACTCGTCGGAGTGACCGCCGTCGCACGGCTGGAAGCCGCAAGAACCGCGACAACGCCGTTCGCGTACTCACCGATGACATACGCGTCGTAACGGACGTGGTAGTTGATGAGGGAACCGTCCATGCCTTCCGGCGTTTCGTGAACGTCGAGGGTCTTGATCGTGACAGGATGCAGAACCGCGTCCTTCCACCATGCAAGCATCCAGCAGCCGGACGGCATGTCGTTGTGCGGAACCTCGATGATGTTCAGCGTTCCGATGCGACCGACAACGCCCTTAAACAGCATGCGGTCGGTGATGTTGTCGAGGGACGTGAGGGACGAACGGATGTACGGGAACAGGTTCGCGTCCACGCCGACAAAGCGATTGCTCTGCGGAATGTGCGCGTTCGTGTACAACGCTTCGATCTGAAGCAGGTCGAACAGGATCTTCGCGCCGTCATCATCGTCGGTGATGGTCATGTACTGACCTGCGTTGGTAGCCCACTCATTCATCGTGTAGCGGACCATTTCGGGGATCACGCGGTCGTTCTGAAATTTCTTCACGACGCGACCGACGGTCTTCTGAAACTTCGCTTCACGGAAGTTGCCCTTGTCAACGGTCAGCGGCTTGCTGCGGTCTTTGCGCAGCGGCAGGTACTGCTGATCGTCTTCGACCTCATACGGAGTGCCGTAACGAGAGCCGGTAACCGGGTTCTGCCCCCGATTGTAGTCTTCCATCTCGGGAGTACGGATCGAGGTGAGGAAAATGCCCTCTACGCCGTTCCACTTGTACTCGTCGGATGCCTTGCCAGCGAGGAAGTCGTTGTAGCGCAGAGCTTCAAGCGGCTTGCCCTCGTATTCCTTCATAAGGTGAATAACTGCCATTTATGTTTTCATGTCACACGTTCAGTCCGAGAGGAATTCTTTCAAGAACGCATCTCTGCCATCGTCGCCGCCGGAGCCGCGCATACTGCCCGTGGATTTCTCCTTGTTCTTTTGATTTTTTGATTCGATGGCTTCCTTTTGTCGTGCAGCTTTGAGCTGCGATATCTCAAAGTCCTTCAGCGCGATCAGAGGGGTCTTGCCGTTTGCAACGGCTTGCAGCACTTCATTGGGTACCGAATCCTTTGTCATGTCGGGATACTCCACGAGTGCTTCTGCCCATGCCTTTTCTTCCGCGCTTTCCTTTTCTGCCTTCGCGTTGTTCGCCTTCTTCGCGGCACGCGCTTCGGCAAGTTCCTTGATGAGGTTGTTCGGGATATTCGGGAATTCCTTGCGCACGGCTGCTTCAGCTTCCGTCAGCGCGTTTGCGTCCTCTTGATCCAGTACAAACTTTGCGTACTGTTCAGGGGACATCCCTTCTTTGTCAGCGGCTTTCTTCAGGGCTTTGTACATATTGCCCGACCGCATGCTGTCCAGCTCCGACATCACATGGTCGTAGTTCATGCCCTTCTGCACGTAGGTCGGGATATCGTCCCTTTTGACCTTCGTTTCTTTGCCGTTGTACTTGACCGTCAATCCATCATCTTCCTGTTCATCGGCAGCATTGGTTTCGCTGTCTTCGGCTTCGGTTTCGTCGGTATCTTCTCCCCAATCGAAATCCTCGTCGAACATCGTTTCTTCCTGTTCAAGACTGGTTTCGTCGTTAAACATTCAGTAATCCTTCCTGCCCTATGGTTGGGGCTATTGGTGTATTTCCTAACGCTTGCGCGTATGGATCGTTCAGTATGTCCGCATCCGCTTGCGGTACCTGCGGCTGGATCATGTTCATCTGCTCTTCGCAGTATGCAAGCATCTTCGCCTTGCCCGGCAGATACTTATCGGGTACGGTTTCAAGGTACAGCTTGAATCGGTTCAGGTCGTCCATGATCCCCGACGTGAAGATCGAATTGATGGTGTCCATCTGCGTGATTTCGCTCCACATGGACGCGGCACCGATGTCAACGGAGATCCGCAGGTTCTCATAGTCAAGCGTGTCAAAGTCATACGCTTGCATCACGTTATGAGGTTTGCCCGTGATCGGATCGTTCACTTCCCACTCGATCATTCGATATCCGTAATTCACGGACATCATGTCGAGGATGTTGCGATACAGTTCTTCGATCCAATCGTTGTACGCCTGTCGGTTCAGCTCCAGCGGCACCGTGTCAGCCGTCTGCAATGCAATGATCGCGGATGCGTTGTCGGGACGCACGTTACCGCTTGTAGCGTCGTTCGTTCCCATCGTGTCTCTCGTCTGCGCGGTCAGGTTATCCGTGATCGTCGTGATATTCGGATTGATCGGTGCTCCCTCAAGGTACGACGCAATGTTCCGCACATCACCCGGCGATCCCTCGACCGACAATACGCTTCCCGGCTGTCCCGTCCACGTTACTCGTCCTTTCTCGTCCTTCTGCATGAAGGTCCTGTTGAGGATCAGAACCGGGAATCCCATGCGCTCCATCGTGCGGATAAGCCCTGCCCACACTTTGTTGATGGCGATTTGGTTTGGGATCATGTGCGTCAGCGCAGCTTCGCCGTGCATGCACGACCGCTTCATCTCCCACGGCAGCCATGCTATCGGATACCTGCGCAGCTCGGTGTCCCACTCTTTCCGCACGATCACTTTCTCGGTGCATTCCACCGCGTGGACCGTACCGTCCTTCTTGTACAGAACGGTGAGAAGCGTACACAGCGTATCGTCGCTGTAGTCCTCGCCCTGATTCGCATCCGTGTCCGGCGTGATATTATCGAGATCGTCTTTCTTCGCGCCGTTTTGCTCGGCTCTGTCCTTGACATCATCGACGGTCTTTCGCCGCGCAATGATGATGTACCGCTGCTCCTGCACGTCCGTCGTATGCGGATTGGAAAAGTACACGTTTATGTTCTCGATCAACTCGGCAGCGACCATGCCCTTACTGTCCTGTCCAGTCGGCGCGTCGGCATCCCAATACGTGTAGATGCATCCGTCACCGTCAACGGCAGAATTCCGCACACCGCGCTTGCACAGCTTCTTGATGCCCTGCAATTCGACCACTTTGTCCAACTCACGCGACAACATCTTCGCCACGTTCTCGGATTCCTCGTCCGTCAGGAACGGCGTGATCTTTGCCGCGATATCGTCAGCGGAGATCTTCGCAACGAGCATAGAGGTCGTGCGCTTCGTGTAGTTCAGAACCGGGAGTATGATGTTCGGAACATCCAGCCCGTGCCATTGATCACCGATATAAAATCGCTCGTTTTCCTCTACGGTCTTGTAGAGGTCGATGCTGTTCTTGTAATCGCGTCCGGCTTCATACGCCTTCCATATTTCTTTCGGTTTCGTCAGGTCGATCATGATTTATCCCTTCCGTGGTAGTCCATAACCTTCTGCCAATCCTCTGCATCGCGCTTTTCCGCTTCCGCTTTGTCCTTTTCTTCTTGCGTCAGCTCACGCGGCTCATCCGCTTTCGGCTTCCTGTGCAGTATGATCGTGTTCTCCACCGTCAGCACCAAGCAGATACCTACCAAAACGCTGATAAAATATCCCATGTCAGGTCCCCCATGTCATAAAATCGTTTATCTGTTCGCTGTACGACCTCGGCTCATACGGATCGCGCACTTTCGGCACTTCCGGCGGCAGCGGTCTACCTGCGCAGAATGCTCGTAAACTGTCCGGCAGATGCGTCAGCTCGTGCGGATCGTTCGCCGCGTCGTTCGGACGTTTCTCGTCCTTCTGTATTGCTTTCAAACAACGGAGAAGGTTCGGTGCCGCGCCCTTCAGGATCTGTAACCGTGCCGTCAGCTTCTGCAGCCCTGTCTGCTCGTTCGTTTCCTTTACGGGACGGAGCCATTCCTTCACATCGAGCCATCCTTGCACGCGGTCATTGCTCGTTCGCGTCATTGGCGGTAGTCCGACGGACGTAAACATCTCGTTGAAGATCTCTGCCGTGCTTCGTCCCGTGTCCCTGTTTCTGTTCCACAGATCAGGCGGTGCGTATATCGCATCTACACGTTCTGCTGTTCCCGTGATAATCGCCATCGCCGCGTCATGTACGATCAATCCACTCTTGTAGACCTCTCTGTACACCGTGTCGCGTCCTCTCGCGTCCACCGCGTGCCATAACGCCGCTAACGCATCCAATCCGTAGTCAATGCTGATGTACCGCTGTATCGGCTCTTCAGGCATCCATTCGGTAACGTGGATCGAGTCCTTCACTTCGGGGAAGAACGCACCGCCGGGAACCGTCAATGCTTGTTCAATGGTCGCAGGAAACTCTTCCATCATGCCATCATCACCGATGGCTGCTTTTGTTTCCGCGTACCACTTTGCGTCACGCTTCGGGTCCGCATACCACGGAATGAACAGCTTATTAAACCCGTTCCCCTCTGTCGTGAATATCCGTTCAAACAGCGTTCCACGCTTGATCGTGCTTAACCCGATGACCTTGCCGCCTTCGGGGCTGCTGACCGTCGGATATGCCGCCTTCCAAATCTTTTCCGCAAACTGTTGGAACGCCCACTCGTCCAATATCACAAGGTTTGCGGTGAATGATCGCCCTGCATCTTCCGATGCCGTAAATGCCGTTATGGTGCTTTGCAAGCCGTTCTGAAACGTGATCATTACATCCGATGATGTCGATTCCAGCCTTGCACCGTACCATTCTTCTCTGCGCACCAACTGCGGCATATGGTCAAACATCATGACGATGCGTCGGATCATTTCCTTCGCTTCATCCTCGCGTTTTGACAATGCTATAACGGTGCAACCTTGCTTTGTCAGCATCGTATGAGCCGCAATGTGCAGCGCAAGCCATGTCAGACCCAACTGCCGCGCCTTCAAGACGATGTTTAGCCGATGCTCATTCATGGATATCAACGCATCGCGCTGTTCTTTCCACATACGAAACGGTACGATAATCCCCGGCGCGTTCTTGTTCTCGATGTGTCCGTATGTATCGACGAAATACTCGATGTGATCACGGCAATATTCGATCTCTTCTTCCCATGCTTTCCGCAGGACTTCATTGAGCTTCATATCGGCTCTGCACCGCCTTCAGCAACGCCGCGTCCGCTTCTGTTATCGTCGGCACTTTCAGGTCGATCACTTGCTTATCGTCCGGCATCTCGCCCATGAGCTGAAGCAGCAGTTTTATCGCATCCTTATCGCCGTTCTTTGCCTTCTCCTTCAGAGCATCACAGATAGCCGCGCGATCCTCTTCCGACACACGCTCAATCACGATGTCGTGCATTACTTTTCGCTCGGCTATGTTCTGCTGCCGCTTCTCGACCGAACGCTTCTGCAACTCACGTGCGTTCGCTTTCGTGATCCCCGGCGTTTTCTTCAATCCATCGGTTCGCGCCATACAATACCTCTGCTATCATTGTGGCACATTTAAGCATAAAAAAAGGTCCGTCATTCGGACCTTTTCGGTGTTATCGCCATTAATCGTCGAAGATCTCCTTCACTACAATCTTGATCGGGCAATCCTCACACGCGCCTTCTTTCAGCCGTACCTCAATCGGCGTATCACAATGTTCGCAGATGTGCCGGATCGCGTTGTCTTTTCTCTGCTCCCATGTCTTCGACCACGCTTGCAACGCCTTGTCCTTTCGGTCAACCTCTGCGGTCAGCCGCTCGATAGCGTCAGCGGCATCCTTTTGCAGTTTTATCGCGCACTTTGCTATGTTCCATTCCGAAGCGTCAAATGCCCTTTCGTATCGTGGACAATCATCATCACAAGGACATTTCCAACATATCCGCAACGCCTTAATCAGTTCGTCCATCGCGCTCACCATCCTTTCTTTCTCCGTCAGCGCAGAACCATTCCTTATCCCTTATCACTTCAAAGTGTTGGCAAAACACGGCATTG